GGCTCGAGCTGGCTCTTGAGCTCTCTCTCGATCCCGAGGTAGCAAACGGTCGCGAAGACCATCGCCTCCAGAGGAAAGGTGAGAGCTGAACCCATTGACGCGAACTTTCTGAGCTTGATTGTTTTCTTGAGCTCAGGGATCTTCGCCTTCGAGGACCTGCAAGCCATAACCGCACCGTACATGTACGGGTGGTCGTGGAGCAGAGCCTTTACATGCGAAATGGAGACACGATCAGATGCTTCGCTCAAATCGAGCGTAGCAAGCTCCCCCGAAGAGGAACCCTCTTTGGCCATGAGCTGGTTAGGCTCCTGATCATCGAATCCGACAACGAACCGCATCACGGGATCGCGAGCGATTGCGTCCACTATCAACTGCTTAATGGCCTGCTGCGTGTACTGCATTGCAGTCGGCTCAATAGCAATGATTCGTGGTGTCTTCAGCGTCTTAGGAACGGAAATCACCTTCACAGGTAACTCCCGACCAGGTTCGAGGAAATCGATACCGTCCAACTGCTCTCTGATATCCATCAGTGACCAGTTTGGAACCACATTCTCCAAGAAAGGAAAATAAGGTTCTAGACGTAGCGGCCAAGTGTTCTGTCCGTACTTCTCGTTACCAACGAGAGCATCGGCAGTGGCACCTGGACCGTGTTTGGGGAGATATTCGCCCGATATGAGATCTCTCTCAACCGAGTCTAGCACCGACCCAAACAGCAACTTACTCACTCTCCGGAAATCCTCCAATTCAATGGGGTTTCCCAGAAGTCGCGAGTTAGCAACTTCGACTTCCTTCTCACACTGGACAAACCCTTGGAACGCCTTACGCGTTCTCTCTTTCGAGCATTCAAGGTCTATCTTGCCACACATCAGCGTAAGCTGACGCACGGCTCGAATAGCCTCAATGTTGGGCTCATCCAGCAAGATACCAGTGTTGCGGTCGAACACTAGAGCGAGGAAACCCCCGAACATTCTGGGGAGACCAGCCTGCCAGCCGAAGCCAGCAAACAGGTCGCGCTCAACCACCCCACGGTCGAGACTTCTTTCAAAGTCTTTTCCGAATTGGGGAAGGGAGATCGTCAGAAACGACACTCCCTCGTGTTCGCACCGCGCCGTGACGGTTTTGATGTCACGGTCGGCGCTTGTGCAACAATAGCTAGCGAGTTCTAATGCTAGCTCCTTCCAGAGTAACAATAGGCTTTTCAGGTTTCCCTCCTGATGGTGGGTTTACCTCCTAGCCTGCACGCGGTATACCGATTACCTCTCCTGAATTTCTTGGGAGCACGGTTTCAAACCCGTGTCCGGACTCAATATGATTCGCGAGTCCGAAAGGTATCCGACAAGCATTACCAGCGTAGCCCAGAGAACCGTTGTGGTCACCGTGAAGGTAACCGCGATCCTCTTTGGACTGTCGCTGGAACGCTTCCAACCGTCATGTGGCGGTCCTGGGTGTTGGTCCCGGTCCCCTGATGTATTCAAGGGGGATCGGATGTCCTAGCTCCAGGACGAACGGGAGAACGTGCTGTTCTTCCATCCGCACATGGTCGTGAGTTTGATCATCACGACTCGCCACCGAGAAGCTTGGTGACGATCTGGTTGGTACTCGCATCGAGGAAGGCATCGAAGCCCTCCTCGATGGCCAGCAGCTCCGCATTCGTGTACCCAAATCGTGGGTGATCGACGACCATGTAAATGGACGACGAGAACACCTCATTCTGGGACGGCACGAGGAGCGATGCTGCGACCTTCGAGTGGTCGAGCCTAATGACCCTACGCGTTCTGCGCGCATTGTATGCGTGAGACGCAAGGATCTTCAACAGCCCATCCGACGAAAGGTACTCAGACTTGTTTGCGCCCGTGGAAACGCGGGGCAGGGAAGTCGTGGTACCCCCAATCGTGATGGACAGTGGGTCGGTAAATGACATGAGGCGTACTCCTTTTCGTAGACGGCAAGTCCGTCTAGGTGTTTGACGACAGGTACAACAACTGTCTTCAGCTCTTAGACAAGCCAAGAGCCGCAGCGATGGCGACCTGGGAGGCTGTGAGGCCTTCCCAAGAAACGCCAAAACCAAAGGGGTTTGCTCGCCTTCTCACCTTCGT